TAAGGTGGCCAATTCAGCCGCTGGCATTAACGGACTTTGCCGTAACGCTCGTAGTTAGGGTTGAGCCAATTGATGATGCTAGGCAAGACTGATACGAGAGCTGCATTGGCAATTGCATTTACATCTAGGCCGACTGCTAGGTAAGTCGCTAGCGCCGTTGCTAGGAATGTCTTTGCCCAGCTCTCTGCCATTTTCTTTAAGTCGCTCATTAGCTTCTCCTTCGAGGTTAAAATAACTGCCATCTTTGTCTCCCAAAGTTGTGAATGAAATATGGAAATGCGACCGGTGAGGGTTAGCGCCTTTATAGGCTCTGCGCTTCCATCCGAGTATCGGACTCATAATCTTTCCATCGTAGATTATGTATTTAATTCGCTTATCGCCCTTCTTGGCTAATTTGCGAATCTTCTCAACTAGCGCGTAAGCCTCTTCTTTGTGAGCTGATAGATCAGCATCAATATCTAAAGCTCTAACGATTCCATCTGTTGGTATATGGTCAGAACTACCTTTAGCAAGATGCCTAGCGTCAGCAATCCAGCCATCAGACTTGCGATCCCTATCAGGATAATCATCATCAATTTGCTCCCGAAGTTGAATACCTGCTGCGCATAATTTAGCCATTATCTTTATAGATTGTTCTATAAACCAAGCGCTTTAAGATCATCACTATCTAAGCCAAGTGCTGCAAGTTTAGCTTCTGCTGCTGCTTTCTTGGCTTCCTTGGCTGCTTCTTGCTCGGCTTTCCAAGCATCATAGTCGGCAAAACCATCTGTGAATTGTTTTTTGGTGATTGGTGTAACGCCTTGATCGTAGATAATAGAATCAAAGTCATCGCCATAAATTACCCAACCGCCTGTTGGAATAAGCATTGTTAATACTTGCCCGCCTGTTGCCATTTTATGCACCTATTTCCATTAAGGTAATTGTAGAACTTGGGTTTAATCCCCCACCATAGGTGGCGTTAATTATTACTGTGCCTGAGGCTGCTCTGTTTGCTAATTGTGTTTTGTATGTTGTTGATGATGTTGTTGCTGGGGAATCAAGATATGTAGTTGAAATTGAACCGATATAATTTTCTACGGCCGTTCCTGTATATGTTCCAATATCTTCAAATCTAATCAAATCGGTTGCACCTCTTAATAATTTTAACGCAATAGCAGTTTGAGAATTGGTTGAATACTTGCCCACACCTGCTGTATGCACTATTACTAAAACTTTGCTACTTGCTGACGAAGGTGTAATTGATGCACTTAAACCAGTATCAGCGAATGATGAACTTGCAGAAGTTGTATTTGTAGAATTTGTAACATTTACAACCTGCAACACTTTTCCACCACCAGCAGGCGCAGCCCACTTCAGACCTGTTGCCTCAGCCGAGTCCGCAGTCAAAACTGTTCCGTTAGCTCCGACACCTAAGCGAGCATCAACTGTTGTAAAGGTAAATAAATCACCTTTAGTGGTCAATGGCGTTTGATCTGAAGGAGAAGCCCAGCTTGGAACTCCAGCTGCAACTGTAAGCACTTGTCCAGTTGATCCAATGGGTAATCTGGTATTTGTATTGGCCGTAGCTGACCGATAAGCAATATCGCCAGTCGTAGTTTCAGGATTAAGGTTTTTAGTTGTGGTATCGATTGAATTGCCAAGTGTTCTGATGGCAGCTGCGCCATCCTTGACTAGATCCGTATCGTCTGGGGTTTCCCAGTTGTAATTCGTTGTATTGGCCATTTAGCTAATAACTCCTATCGCATCTTGCCATTCTAAGGTATTGAGCACACTATTCCAGCTTTCTGCTGCACCATAAATATGTTTAGCAAGGCATCTCGGTCAGCGTTGTCAATCTCTGGCGATTGTAGGGCGAAGGTAATGGACTGGAATGTATTTCTAGGCCAAGCCCTGAGACCAATTAGGCGATCTGCTACATCCTCAACATCACCTGCGTTTTTCAAATAACTGCTAAATTGCTCGGCAAATAACCCGTATTCCGCTTGAGAGTTAGTATCTTGGGCAGTATAAGAGCTAGTAAAGTTATTGCCGTAGTCCATAATGATTTTATTTGCTAAATCTCCTTGGCGTTGAATTACGCCAATGCCAGAGGCGATGGCGTGAGAAGCGTCTAAATCTGTGTAGCCATTAGCTATCAAATAATCTTGACGATGGCTGGCATCCGCATAGTTAATATTGCCGTTGGCATCCTCATACATATAACCAAGAGCTGAACCAGCAATCTGATTGACTATTGGATAAATAACGCTATCTGTAATTTGACGGCTGACCATTGTATATTCGCCAGCATCAATTGTTCCAAGTCCAATATCTCCAGCTTCAGCCCAAGTTTCTGTTGCAGGGTCATAAGTTGCCCAAGTTTCGGCAGGTGGCAATTCATTCCAACTAGCAAGGAGCAAGTCATCAAGTAAGTCAGTAATCTGAGCGCCGTCTAAACCTTGGGCTAAATTGCCATCAAAGATTGCTCTTTGTAATCTGGCTAAAGCTCCAATGGCCGTAATTCTTAGGCTAGTAATTACTGCGCTAGATCCTGCGCTTCTTACTATCTGCCTCAAGTCTGAAATGCGACCGCCAAAGATAGCAACATAAGCTCCGCTGGTGTCTTTGACTTTAATAGTTACTGCGGTATTGATAGTGAAATCGTAATTAGTGCCATCGGTGTTAATAACCTCAAGCGAGCAATAGCCAGCAGGAGTAGGCGAATTAATATCCTGACGGCCAGAAGTAATAGTTAAATTGCTTAAAGTAACCGAGGTCAGTTCCTCGCCATTGACTAAAATCTGCCAATCTGGAGTCCAAAGCGTCATAACAGAACTCGAGCCTGAGTCCTTATATCGCCACCGCCCGTAGTTCCGCGATTAGTAGAATTGTTAAGCGCCAAAATGACTGCTCGAGTAAATCCTTCTTCATCAATAGCGGACGGAGCATTTACATTTATCACAACATTATTGCGATCTAAATAATCACCTTCCGCGCCAATTCTTTCATTTGGAAATGCGCCAGCTCCCATTGATGGAACTGAAGAAGATGGCGCGCTAGGAGTTCTAGCGGCTGGAGCGCTTGGAGTTGTAGATGCCTTAGGAGCTGCTGGGATGCTAGGGCTTGGAGCAGTTGCAATCTTAGGCATACTAGAGCTGCTTGGAGTGCTGGGCGCTGAGAATGAGGGCTTAGAAATGGTGGCTACATTAGGTAAAAGAGGAACTGCATTATAAGCGCGAATAAGGACATTGATTGCATCAATTGCAAAATTGACCGCGCTTTTTATTCCATTAACTACGAAGCCGATTACATCAAGAACTCCACCAGCAACTTTGCCAATAAAGCTAAGTGCTCCGCCAAGGTTATTGATTAATACTGGAACTACGAAATCTTTAATAAAGTTATAAAGAATAGTTAATGATTCTTTATTTCGAGCAATAGCATCAGTAACTGGCTTAAGTGCTGCATCCTTAAATTGAATAAACTTTGGAATAACTGTGTTAATAAAATAATCTAAGAGCCTTTGCAGGGTAGGCAATAAGGCAGCTCCAATTGATTCCTTAGCTTCATCAAAGCCCACTTTAAGTCTAGCTATTTGGCCTTCAAAGGTATTGGCTTGAACTGTCGCTGCACCACCGAAGGTCTCAGCTAATTGCTTGACTGTTCCCTGTAATCCTAGGGTCTTAATTTCGGCAGCTGATAATCCAACGCCTAGACGGGTTAAGGAGCTTGTATTGCCTTCATAAGCCTTACCGAGCGCATTAGATACGGACTCTACGCTCTTGCCAGTAGCAGCTGAAATATCTAAAGCTAGATTTAATAAATCTTGGGACTTAGTTACTGATCCTGTGGCAGTTGCTAGGCGCTGTAGGGCTGGACGCAATTGGTCATCAGCAACGCCAGTAGCCAAAGAGGTTTTGAGAATCTGCTCTTCAACGGCTGAAATCTGGGCTTGAGTTGCCCCAGTAACATTCTTTAGGGCATTAGCTAAACGAAGCTGAGCAGCCTCATCTTCAATAGCTGCCTTAACGCCATCAACGGCTAACTTGACTGCATAGGCCGCTGCTGCTGCCGCTGCTGCTGCAAAGGCGGCTGCTGCGACTTTACCAAACTTCTCTAACTTACCGCCAAAGCCTTCAACCTCTTTAGAGCCAGTATCAAGATTTTTCTTGAGGTCAGCAACATCAGCAAGAATCGAGAGTTTAAGTGTTCTACTGCCAGCCATTACTTATCCCATTCTTTCAATATCTTGGAAAATGCTTCTTGCCATTTCTTAATCAATTCAGGCTGAATCTTACGAAGGGTTGGGTAGATAAAGTAGCCAGCATTGCCGCGACCTTTGCTGGGTGTTCTTCTCGGGAACTGACGCAAGCGATTAGATCCAAATTCATAACCTGCCCAGAGTTCTTTTGTGCTACCGCCACCAGAAAAGCGCTGACTAGCAAATCCGTATGAGAACTCTCCGATTTTGGAGCTGGCCGATACTTTGACGCCTGTAGTGATTCTGCGAACTGCTTCTTGGCCAAAGGTTCTGGTAAGTCCATAGGCTTTGATTTCGTTTGCTGCGTAAGTAGCCAGCGCGCTAGATTCTTGTTTAGCTTGGCTAACGGCTTCATCATCCATCGCTTTAAAAGCGGTAATGATTGAGCGGAGCTCGCGTTTGTCGTAACTGATTGGTAACTCATCTGCCACCGCTGCGCTCCTTTAAAATATCTATCGCCGTTAAGACTTGATCTATATCAGTCCAGTAAGTCATCGGGATTCCAGTTGCTATTGCAATCTCGACTATTAGTCGGTTGATGCTTCCGGACTCGTAACTTTTGGGCTTTCATCTCCAATCGTCATCTCTTCGACTGTTAGCTCCCAAATCTCTTGAGACTTAACTGGCTTTCCTGCTGCTTCGCGTTTATACGCAAAGTAAGCAAGATCTAAGAAGTCCGCTTGCTGATAGGCCGATATATCCTTCATTGAATAAATCGACTTGCCTGTCTTGCGTTCCCACTTAGCCCACTCTGGCAAGCCAGCCTGATAAGTTGCTGACTCGCCCGAGCTATATTTAATTGTTATTGAAATTTTCATAGCTCCCGATGCTCCGATCTCTTAGCTGAAGTTCTCTGCTGGTGTTCCAACGACCGTCATCGTCCAAGTGTCGGTAAGTGCTGAAGGAGCAGCTCCACCAGCAGTTGGGAAGATTGGCAATACGCTGAAAGTAAATACTGCGCCAGTTGTCGCCGTGAAGGCAACTGTAAGTGTGGTGTTAGGTGCTGATTCGGCATCTGCCCACATTGCCTCGAATAGAGAGCTTGCAACTCCCCAATCCTGTAGCAATTCAATTGTGAATGTCCATTGCTTATCAACGGACTTATAAGCGCGACCATCAAGGGTCTGATAGGTCTCAATAATTGTGTCGCAGGATAAGACTGCGCTTGTTGCTTGGGCGTCGTAGCTAGCGCTATCGAGTGTAAAGGTTACATCGCGCCCAGTTATTACTGTTGTTGGCATTTGGGTCTCCTATGCGGTTTGCTCGTAGCGGACGCTCAAGCGGATATCTGAAACTAGCAGGGTTGTAGTTCCTACTTCTGTTACCGAAGGTCTTTCGACTATTGATAACTCATACTTGGAAGCGTTTAGCGCTCCAAGAATACTGATGATTAATTGCTCTAAGTTGTCGAGAGCAGCGGCGTTGCTGAAATATGCAACGCAAGCAGTTATGGTGTAATTCAATTTAACGCGAGTAGTTGATTTGCCTAAGACTTCAAGCTCCATATAGGGCGAGTCTGGGATGCAAATTACTGCTGGAACTATTGGCGCTTCTGGAACGGCATCGTAGATATTAGCCGTAACACCAGCTAGGGCAGTTTTAATAGCGCCTCTAACATCTGTCGCAATTGTCGATGCTGGCATTAGCCGACCATAGTTTCAACATCAAGATAAGGGCCAAGTAAGCCAGTTACTTTGGCAAGTAAATTCTTAGATAGGCGGTAAGGGGTAACTGCAAAATCTACGCCTTCAATTGATCCACCAGCGGCGGTTCTGGCTTGGAAGATTTCAACGGAGATAGCCAGAATAGCAGCTTCAGCATTGGCATTTCCGACATAGGCTGATAGTCCAGAGAGCGCAGCATTTCCTGCTGGGATAACATTCTTTTCCAATATGTCTGCATTGGTGATTGCAACGGCGAATTCATAATCTGATAATCCATCTGCTAATACTGTGTGTGT